CCAAGGCGACGATCGATCCGGCCGTGCACGAAGCGCAAGCATGGCATCTGCTGTCGCTCGCGCGCGACGCGATCGACCGGATCCCGCAAGCCAATCGCACCTACGAGCTGCTGCGCATCGACGGCACGATCGAGGAATTCGGCCAGCGCTGCGCCGAGCGGCGCATGCGCTTGCTGCGCAATCATCCGCCCGCGCTGATGGTGACGCACGCCGCCGCTCAAAGCCTTTTGGCCGACAATGAAGCCAAGGCGAAGGCGATCGTCGATCTGACCGACAAGCTCGCCGCGAAAACCGCCGAGTTCGAGACGCTGCAGGGCGAGTACGATGCGGCCGAAACCGAAAACGAGCAGGCCGAGGAAGACGCCCAAAAGCTGCGCGAGCAGCTCGCCAAGGCCAACGCGGATCTCGCCGACGCCAACGCCAAGCTGGCCGCGCTCCCTCAGCCCGACACGAAGTAACGGAAGGAAACGACTACGCGGATCCGACACGTTCAATTCCTGCGCGCCCCCGATGACGCGGGCGCCGGTGCCGCCGGTGCGGGCGGCCAACAGCAGCAAGCCGCGCCGGAGAACATCTTCGACGCAGCCGGCGCCGCCAATGGCGGCGATGCGGGCGGCGCCAACAAAGGCGGCGACGGCAAAGACGGGCAGGGCGACGAAGGGCCCGCCCCCGAGGGCGTCACCTTCGCCGATTGGGTGCCCAAAAACTTCCGCCGCGCCGAGCCCAAAGAGCTGACCGCCGCCGATCTGAAAATGCTGGGCTATGTCGATATCGAAGCCTTGGCGCGCAGCCAGGCCGATCTGCGCAAGCAGCTCGGCACCGGTGTGAACAAGGCGCCGGCGAAGCCCGAGGAATACACGTTCGACATGCCCGAAGGCGTGACGCTCGAGATCAAGAGCGACGATCCGTTGCTCGGCAGCTTGCGTAAAAGCGCGCATGCGGCCGGCATCAGCAAGGAGCAATTCAACAAGGTGATCTCGCCCGCGATCGCCACGCTGGCCGAGCTGGTGAAACAACAGGGCGGCACGCTCACGCCCGAACAACAGGCGCAGGCCGAGCAAGCCGCGCAAGCCCAAGCCGTCAAGAATTTCGAGGCGGAGATCGAAAAGCTCGGCCAGGGCGGCAAGGAAATCGTGAAGCAAGTCGGCGGCTGGATGGTCGGGCTGAAGAACAAGGGCCACTTGACCGACGAGGAGTTCACGGCGTTGCGCGGGATCTCCAACGCCGACGGTATCAATGCCTTGCGCAAGCTCATGAACATGACCGGCGAAAAGCCGATCCCGGTCGATCTGGGCGAAGTCGCCACGGGGTTGTCGCTGCAGGACGCCAAAGAGCTGATGACCGACGCGCATGTGCGGCTGCGCAAGGATGCCAACGACCGCAAGGCGCACGCGGATCTGGCCAAGGCGCGCGCCGCGCTCGAAAAATACGAAAAGGCGGGGCAGCTCGGCCCCCAGGTCCACAACTGACCGGTATCTTTGACCGCTTGACGAAACTTGCGAAGCGGAGTCGTCTGCGCATGCCGGCATATCGGCGCGCGCGGACGTCTCCCGCCGCGCACGACCCGGCGACAGGGCGGATAGCACGCCCCCGTGATGGCGCCCCGGCCGGGCGCAAGTGGCACGACCCGCGATCGCCGGGACTTACGGGCGCCCCATCCGCTTCGCCGGACCGCCCTCATCCCAGCGCTCAAGGCATATCGGCCGCGCGATCCAGCAAACGCTGTTTCCCGCGAGGAACGATATGTCCCAGCAGCTTTCGGCAATCGCCGTTACCGAGTTCGAATCCATGTGCAAGGCGGCCTATCAAACCGGCCGCACCTTGCGCCCCACTGTCCGCCTGAAGTCGGGCATCGTCGGCTCGTCCGCCGTGTTCCGCCGCGCGACGCGCGGCCAGGCCACGCCGCGCATTCCGCAAACCGACGTGCGCCCGATGAACACGGGCTACGGCTCGGCGACGGCCAACATCGCCGATTGGAACGCGGCCGAGTACACCGACGTTTTCGATCAGCAGAAAACCAACATCCAGGAACGGCCGATCGTGGCCGCCAACATCGCCGGCGCCATCGGCCGCCGCGAGGATCAGATGATCCTCGACGCGCTCGATACCGCCAACGCCGCCGCCAACGTCGATACCAACGTCGGCGGCGCGACCACGGGCGCCAACATGGCCAAGCTGCGCCGCGCCAAGCGCGTGCTCGACGATCGCGCCGTGCCGCTCGACAAGCGCAATTTCGCGCACTCGACGCGGTTCCTCGAGGATCTGCTCGGCGCCACGGAAGTGACGTCGGCCGACTTCAACACCGTGCGTTCGCTCGTCAACGGCCAGATGGAGAAATTCCTTAACTTCAAATACGAGATGATCGAAACGCGCGTGGAGGGCGGCTTGCCGATCGCCGGCAACGTGCGCACCAACTACGCCTACGACGCCGATGCGGTCGGCCTGGCGGTCGGCATCGATCAGAAAACCGAGGTCAACTACATCGCCGAAAAAACGTCGTGGCTGGCCAACGGCCTGTTCGCGGCGGGCGCCGTGGTGATCGACCCCGAAGGCGTGATCGAGGTCGCCACGACCGAAGCCTAAGCCCGGCCGGATCCCGTGCGCGGGCTGCCGCGCGCGGGCTTCGCCTCTCCCGCACTTCAAGACCAGAGGATCCCATGCCTTTCATCCGCAAGAACTTCGCCCCGATCGGCAATCAATCCGCGCCGATCCGCAACGCCTCTGCCGAAACCGTCGCCGGCGCGCCGTCCCACTGGAGCTATCGCACGGCCGACCCCGCCGCCACGGTCGACACCACGGGCTACTTCAACGAAGTCGGCGCGTTGTTGTCGCAGGGCGACGTCATCCATCGCGTGACGATCGACGCCAACGGCGTGCCGCAGACCTACGGCCAGCATTTGGTCAACTCCGTGGTGCAGGCCGCGACGGGCGCTTGGACCGTGGACGTCGCCGACGCCACGGCCGGCACCGTCACCGATACCGACTAAACCGGTCTCCGATCCCGGTTCGGTCGGTCGGGGACCGCGCGTGTCGAGCCCGCGCGGTCCCCTTCGTTTTTCGGAGCTAGAGCATGTCGGCTTTTCAAATCCAGATCGCGAGCCAGGCGGCGCTGTTGCTGGGCGAGGCGGGCTTCAGCTCGTTCGACGAAAGCCCGGCGTCGCAGATCGCGGCCGAGCTTTACGACATGGTGCGCGATACGGTGCTGACCTGCTACCCGTGGTTTTGCACCAAGCGCATGCGCAAGCTCGCGCGCCTGGACGCCGCCCCCGAAGCGCAATGGCAATACGCGTTTCAATTGCCCAAGCACATCCGCATTCTCGGCGCCTGGCCGTCGTCGAATGTCGGCGGCGCGCAGCTCGACGATTACGATCTCGGCGAGGATAAGCTGCTCGCCAACGTGCCCGAGGTCTGGCTGCATTTTCAATTCGCCGCCCCGGAAGCCGACTGGCCGCCCTATCTGCGCACGCTGATGAAATACGCGCTGGCGGCCGAGCTCGCCATGCCCGTGACCGATCAAACCACCAAGGCGCAGTATTGGAACGGCCGCGCCTGGGGCACGCCGGCGGAAGGCGGCAAAGGCGGCTGGTATCGCATCGCGACGGCGGCCGACGCGCAAGGGGCGCCCCCGCAGGAAATCGCCAGCTACTCGCTGGTGGACGTGCGCAACTGACATGCCGCGCCTTCGCACCCAGCAAGTGAGTTTCACGGGCGGCGAGATCGCGCCGCTGCTGGCCGCGCGCATCGACGTGAACAAGTACTATTCGGCGGCCGAGCGCATGCGCAACGTGGTGCTGTTGCCGCTGGGCGGCTTCCGCGATCGGCCGGGCCTGGTCAACGTGCTCGAGCTGGCCGATTGGGGCGCCGGCGGCCGTTTGATCCCCTTCGCCTTCAACACGGTCCAAACCTATCTGATCATCCCGACCAACGGGCAATTCCGCGTGGTCCGCGACAACCTGCTCGCAACCACGATCGTGACGCAGCCGTGGACCGGCGCGCAGGCCAAGCAGCTCAACTGGACGCAAAGCGCGGACACGCTGTTCCTCTATCACCAGGATCTCGCCCCCTACCGCGTGCAACGCGGCGGCAGCCATACGGTGTGGAACGCGGCCGCGGCCGCTCTTACCAACGTGCCCACCTACAATTTCGGCGCGGGCGCCGAAGCGGTCATTTCGGGCACGCGCGGCTGGCCGCGTTGCGGGACCATCCATCAGGGCCGCCACATCATGGGCGGTTTGCGCTCGCGGCCGGCGACGTGGCTGGGCTCCAAGGTCGGCGAGTATCTGGACTTCAACAAGGGCACGTCGCTCGACGACGAAGGGCTCAACGTCACGATCGACGGCGACCAGGTCAACGCGATCCTGCAGATCGTCTCCGGCCGCCATTTGCAGGTGTTCACGACGGGCGGCGCCTTCGCGGCGCTGGTGTCGCCGCCGCTCACGCCCAAGAACGTCGCGATGGACCGCCAGACCAAGCGCGGCATCAAGGAATTCGTGCGCACGGCCGAGATCGACGGCGCCGAGCTCTACGTCGAAAAGACCGGCCGCAGCTTGCGCGAGTTCGTGTTTACCGACGTGGAGCAAGCCTACAACGCGGATCTGTCGTCGCTGCTCGCCCCGCATCTCATTCGCAATCCCGTGGCGCTTGACGTCGCGCAAGGGACCAGCGAAGCGGCGGCCGATTACGTGTTCATCGTCAACGACGACGGCACCTGCGCCTGTCTCAATACGCTGCGCCGTCAGGAAGTCTCCGGCTATACGTTGTTCGAGACGGACGGAAAGTTCCGCGACGTCGCCGTGCTCGAAAGCGGCGAGATCTATTTCGTCGTCGAACGCGTGATAGCCGGCGTCACCCGCTGGTTTCTCGAGCGGCTCGACCGCGCCGCGCGCGTCGATGCGGCCACGATCTACACAACGGGGTTTCCGATCGCGACCGCCACGGGCCTCGGCCATCTCGAAGGTAAAACCGTGCGCGTCATTCGCGACGGCTATGTGGAACCGCCCAAAGTCGTGACCGCCGGACAAGTCGCGCTCGACCGTCCCGCGCAATCGTCGCTGCAGGTCGGCATCGAATTCGACGCGCGCGTGAAACTGTTGCCCGTGGAAGGCAAGCTCGCCGACGGCACGATGATCGGCCGCAAGGCGCGCGTCGTCGCCGCGACCTTGCGCCTCGACGCGACCGCAGCGCTCGCCGTCAACGGCTACACGCGGCCCTTCCGCCGTTTCAACACCGCCGGCCAGGCGTCGCTGCTCGACGCGCCGCCGCCGGAATTCACCGGGGATCTGCGCATCGGCGGCCTCACCGGCTGGTCGGGCCGCGCCGGGCTCGAGATCTCGCGCCCTTTCCCGGCACCGTTAACGGTGCTCGGCGTTTCGTTGGAGGTATCGGTCTAATGGAAGCCGCCGCCGCTTGGTTATCCAGCGCGTTCACCAGCACCGCCGCCATGACCGGCGGCTCGGCCGTCGCCG